AGCTCGCTTGCGTTTTTTTTATATCCGTTCAATGCTGTGTATTGTAATTCGTTTGGATGTAGAACTATCATAAGCTATTTTTATAAGTGTTCCAAGAGTTGATAAAGTTAGTATGCTCCGCAATCATTGAAGCTCCCATAGCATAAGCTGCACAGGTGTGGGCAGCTCTTGTTGAACTTGAAGCTAAAATCCATTGGTTTGCACTCTGAACCGATGTTGAAGTCTGCGTTGTACTTGATCCTGTTGTACTATTGTATAGAGTCACATCAACTAATGATGTTCTGTGAATTGATTTGGTGTTGACCGTAGCAGTAAAATCAAAAGAAGTTAATAAAAGGTTGCTACTTCCAGCATTTATTCGGTGCTGAGTACTTGGGCTTCTTAGCATTGAATTAATACCCGATAGCGAGTTGCCATCAAATCTACCTGTGCCACTAATTGCATGAGTAAAGAAGTAACGTGAAGCGTTATTTAATGTGTACTGAACGCCTTGCGTTGCTGGGTTGAAGTTAGTATCAATGTAGCTGCTTGTTCCGTTACCTTGGAAGCCTCCATTGCTTACAAACGTAGGCGAGTTTACAAGCGTTGATTGGTTGGCGTTAGGGTTCTTCCAGTTGAGTGTAGCGAACTCTGCACTACCATCTTGAGCGAACACATAGAACACATCCAGCTTCGCCCATACACCGATTGTTTTCATCGAAGTAAGCAATGTGTTCTGCTTAACTTTTACGCTGTCGCTTGGTAAGGTATAACCAAAACCTACGGATGACGCCTTGTCCAAAATTGCTTGGTAGTCCGCATCAAAGGTAGCAACTGCAATGGCATTTGAGTTGGCAGCAGTAGAACCGATTACATTGGTAGCCGTAACAACGCAACGCACACTTGCTCCCCTGTCAGCATAAACCAAAAGGTAAGTCGATGATGTGGCTCCTGAAATCGGTAATCCGTCACGCTGCCATTGGTAGGCGTATGTAATTGGTAAAGGGTTGGCAGTCCAAGTTCCATCGGTTGTTGTCAAAGTTTGACCGACTACACCTGAACCGCTGACCACAGGAGCAACCGTATTGACAGGAGCTGTGAATGTTTGAACAGTAATTGTATTTGATGTTGCAGATGCTGAACCAATAGTATTTGTCGCAGTTACAACACAAGTAATATTTGCGGCTGAATCTGCCGCAACAATTGTGTATGTTGATGATGTTTCGCCTAAGATTGGTGAACCATTACGTTGCCATTGGTAGGTATATGTTATTGGCGTATTTCCTGTCCATGTTCCTGTAGTAGATGTTAAAACACTACCTAAAGATGTGCTGCCACTAATTACAGGCGCAACTACATTAACTGGCGGACTACCCCCTCTTTTTATAAAAAGGTTAGTATTATAAGGAGTATATGCTAATAAATAGCCCATAATTATCTTCTCACTAATAATACAGAACCAGAGTTTATTCTAACTGTAGTAAAAAACTGTCCTTGACCCCAAGAAATAATAGCTCCTGCTCTAACAGCTGTTGCTGGAGTAGTAACAAGACTTGGAAGAACTTCTCCTCCACTTACAATAAGACTGTTAAATACAGTATCTTCAAGTACTACAATAGATTCAAATTCTCCCGTAAAAGGGCTTGTGTTATTTAAAACAACAGTAGACGAACCTAGCATACTTGCTTTAGTAAGTATTTCTTCTTGTCCAGTTACTTTTGCTTTTGTATTATTTGAGCCAACAATGGCGACTTCTCTTTGTGACATGACTTAAATTTTAAATGCTAAATTAATTATATAATTTAATTGTTATGTAAAGAATTGCGTTACCCTACGTTAAAAATGTTTAAGTTAACTGATGGAGATAATGGTCGTGTAGGATTAGTACCTGCAGCAGTTGTTAAAAGTTTCATTCCTGTAACTGCTGACCACCAATAAAATTTAATATATTGTCCTGCTGTTAATGTAACTGTATCTGATATTCTTCCTAAAGTTTGATCATTTTGTCCCCCCGTAGTTGTAAATGTAAATGATGAATTAGGTACAATTACATCATCTACAGTATACCAAATAGTTACATTGTAAGGTGATGAAGCTCCTCCTGTAAAAGTAAGTTGAACAGCAAAATCTATATAGTAAGTTCCGTCATTAACAATATTAATCCTACTATCGCCGCCTAATGTAAAGCCATTAGCATTTTGTGTAGAGTTAATTAAAACTTGATTAGCAACAGTTGCTCCAGCGTTAATTTGCGTTGTAGTATCAAAGAAAGTAGCAGAATGTAGGGTAGGTGATACAGGTTCTACAATACCGTAGTTATTTTTAAAAGATAATTTATTTGTGTTTTTATCTAAAAAGATTTCTCCAACAGACGCTTCTTTTGCACTTTTAATGTCGTACTGTATCATAATTTCCTAAATAATGTTTAACACTCTAATAAATTTTTTATTTGACTATACGTCAGGGTATTATACTCTGTAGTATCATCTAATATATCGCGAGTATCATAGCAATTAAGTACTCCTAATACTCTACGTTCATTTTTTAAATGTTCTAAGTCATCACAACATACCATGCCGAATTCTAGTTTTTTGCTGTAGGCTAAAACTGATTGAGCAAAGTCGCATTGCTTAGACCATACAATCTTGTCGTAACAAGCTTGTACTTCTTCCTGAGTTTCATATGTCTCTGGAAAAGTACACATTATGATAAACGATCAATAGTTAATACTCCAGAATTTAAAAATGCAATATTCGGCGCAGTACTTGTAGATCGAACATCTATAACATCACCTACAGCTAAAGTAACGTTAGCTACTCTAACACTAACAGGTATAACAAAACTAGATGCACTAGCTGCAGTATTAGTTATCTTAACTCTTTTTTGAATACTACTATTAATCACTGCAGCATTCTTATATACTTGCACAGTTACTTGGTTAGATGTTGCAGACGAAAAAGTAAATTCTGTATCAGCAACAAACTCTAACTTATAAGTACCAGCACCTCCTGCAGGCACTGTGTAAGTCATATTAGTAAGTACTGTGTATGTTGGCGATGTTCCAGAAGTATTTGCACCTAAAGCTTCAACTTGATATTTTACAAGAGAGTTAGCACAAGAACACGATAGTGTTACAGTTTCACCGTTAGTATAAGTGTAAGTAATTGTACCAAAAGAGTTGGTTGCAATATTAGCAATTCCTACTCCGTCTAAACCTCCTAATAATGTAATTTCTTTACAGTCTTTGCAGCCGCACATAATCTTTTAAATTAACAGTTTCCTCCACAACCGCAGCCGCAGTCAGAAACTAATGAACAATATTTTGTAGCAGCTTCTAACAATTTAGTAGCTGTTGTAAAATCTCCACATGAAAAAGCAGATTGAATTCCGTAAATAAATACTTCCATCTGATCTACTTGAGTTTTAAGTTTTTCTATTTCTAAATGATCACACGCTTTTACTAAACGAGTTATAAGTGCGTCTTTGCAATTACATAGATTGCATAAGAATAATTCGTGATATTTTTTGTTTTTAAATATAATACTGTTTCTAATTACTGTATAATCCACTTGATAGATACCATCAGGATTTGACCAAGTTTGATCTACTAGTGCATCAAAAGTATATGGAGTCGGAGCTCCTGGAGCAGTAGCGTAGACATTGACTGTTGAGTTTTTCAAATAGTAGTTAGCTACTACGCTGATTCCTGTGATAGGTGTACTAGTTACTGTTTGAGAAATGTTTACTTGGTAAGTACCGCCGTTGTTAGCACCTGTTCCTGTAAGTAAGGCAGTAATAACTGTTCCTGGTGCAATACCTAAACCTACTAAAGTTTGTCCTACTTGAAAAGTCCCTGAAAGATGTGCTGTGTCTGTAAATGTAGTACCTGAAATAGTACCTGTTCCTGATGCATTAACTACAGTAGGAGGTGTACTAATAGGATAAAAAGATACATAAGCAAGTGTGATAGTAGCTGTATCAATATTGGGAGTTCCCCAACCTCCTGGATTACTTGTGACATTATATGGCTTAGTTTCTTCTGTAAGCGTAATCTTATTACAAGTACCTGAAATAGAAGCCGATATTTTAGGAATAAGTGCCATATAAATCTTTTATTCAAAGTTAAATAAAAAAATGAATCCTTTTAATGTTAAAAGAATTCATTTTAATTAGGTATGTTCAATTACAAATCTAAACTGGAAAACTTTATTTGCTCCGTAGTTTACATTTTTCATCGGCTGCATCATAAAAGACATAAAACAGTTGTAATAAGAGTTTACTAATTGTCCTACATAGCTAGGGTTAGAATAAGGATACAAAATATTTCCTTGATCTACAGCTCCTATAATAGAAGTAGAAATATTATTTCCAGGTGCATTTGTACTAGTCCAAACAGAATTAGGAATAATAAGTTCTCCCCAATAAGTTCCTGGAGCTCCTATATAAGGTTGAATTTCTCCAGCATTGATTGGAGTTCCTGGTATTACATTATTAGTATCATTATTCCAATATAAAGCAGCTATTGATTGTCCATTAGCTACCATATTAATAGGATTACTATTTATTTCGTAAAGGTCTATTTCTCCATTTACTGCTATAAAATAAGAAGAAGCTACTGATGCATTAGTATAAACTTTAATTTTAGTAATACTATTCCAAGGAGTAGTTGGTTGGAAATAAAGAGATTGAGAAGCTACAGATCCTACACCAGGAATTCCTAAAACTTGAAAAGAGCCTTTAGTACCATTTCCTGCTGCATAAGTATTAGGTGCTGCAACAATATTTTTATATGTATTATTATATGCACTAATAAAAGGATTTGTATTTCCTGGAGTAATACTTCCACTTGTTAAAGTTATACTAATATCTCCGCTATCATATTGATCTACAGCAGGAGCACTCCACGTCCAAGCACCAGGTAGTGGGTTTTTAGTACAATAAAAACTGTAAGCCTTACCATCTGGTGGTACAGTTGCAACACCATTAACAGAGTTATTAATGCTACCACCTGCCATAGATGGGTGTAGAAAAAGTGCTGCACTAGTATTGTTTACTACGGTTACTACTTGTCCAGTGTTTGCAATAGGCAAACGAGCTGCATAGTTAGTAGAGGTAATAGTAGTAAAAACATTAATACCGTAATTTAAAGTTGTTTTTGTTGTAGCTTGTGATGTACCTGTAGCAGTTAGTCCTTCGTAGACTACGCCGCCTCCTCCTAAAGGAATAACTACACCATTCTTGTTTTTAAAACAAATGATATCTCTATTAATGTCTTTAAATAGAGTTACTTCAGAATTTGTTCCATTTGGAACCTTTTGGTTTGCTAACGTTTCAACTTTCATGGTATTGTATCTTGTTTTAATAAAAAAAATAGTAGCCCACCACAAGACAGCTATGTGGTGGGACTACTGTGGGCGGAGAATTACGCGTTGAAGTCTGATGCACTAAGACCTAATGCAGTAACAAATGTGTTACCAGTATTAGTTGTACCAGAAAGGCTACCTGCAGTTGAAAGGTTCAACCATACGATAACATTTCCATCAGGTTTGTTGAAAGAAGCTAATCCTAAGATTTCTTCTGTCCAAAAAATGTTAAGTGCGGAATATGTACAGTCAGCTGCAACATAAGAACCAACACCTGGGATTTTAACGTATTGATCACGAGCTAATGAAGGAACAGCCAATTGGTTGTTTTCACCTTCAAATCCGTATGATAAATACTCATCCATAGCAACTTGTTGCCATACACCGTTTCCGTTTTGAGCACCTGTTACAGTAATCAAAGTTGAAGAATCAGAGAAAGATGTAGTCCAACGGTTTGCATAGTAAGCACGGAAAGTGTTTACGTTGAAAGGGGCAACAACACCTGTAAGACGTACACCAAAAGTTCCTGTCGCAGCGTTAGCAGCTGTGAAGTAACGGATAGCGCCTGCAGCAATTGAGTCACCTTGAAGTGGGACGTTAAAAGTAATAGTAGTAGAAGACAATGCAACAATTTTGTAAACTGGAGAAGTCAATGTAGTACCCATACGAATAATATCTCCTACAGCAAAAGTTGTAGCAGCAGCATTCAAAGTACCAACTTTGCTTCCCTTAGCAATTGTAATACTTGTAGCAGTACCATCTGTTACAGAAGCAACATTAGAAACAGCTTCAAAACGAAGGTAACCATTAGCAGGTTCTTGAGCAAAGTTTCTAATACCATTTTTAAGAAGTAAAAACGCTAGTTCTTCTTGTGTACCACCACTATCAGTTTTTACTGGTCCTGCAAACAAACTCATAGGTTGTGAGCGGTTAGCAGCATCGTTATCGCGCTTACGAATTTTGATCCAGAAATCAGAATTGTTTGCTACAGGAAGCGAACCTGTTGTACCGTTGTAACCAACATAAGTTACTTGTTGTACAGGTGCTTTGTATTTTGCAATACTCAACGATAAAGACCCTTTAGTAATTGCAGGAGACTTCATAAGAGATGTGCCAGTACCGCGACCTTGTACTACAAAAATTTTATCTGTAGCAGCTAAAGCAGCATAGGCAGTATTGTCAATACGACGCATACCCATATCACATAATACAATAGCACCAGACTCAAGATTGGCATTTGTTACTACTGTTCCTACAGCAGGTAGGTTAGCAGCTAATTTAGTTACGTCACTAAGAACGACACTAAATACGTTGTTTGCTTTTCTAAACATTTTGTTTAAATTTTAATTAATAATTATTTTTATTCTAACTCTTTAAACGGCTCTACCGTCTGTATTTTCTGTTCTTTTACTCTTTGCATCATTAAATCTGTAGCGATATCAATGATAACTCTGTGAGTGGATTCATCTAATTCGCAGTTTCTTTGATTAGCAGAAACAGTGCGATTGACAACAATGTCTGATGGATTTTTTAAATATCGCATGTGATATGCAACAATATCAAAAGTTCCATCCGTTAGTAGTTCATGACGTTTAGCAGTTGCAGGCTGTGCAGGATTTGTACCTGATGTTTGTCTGCTGTATTCTACTCTCCATACTCTACCATCACCATAAGATTTATAAAACGGTTTTTTGTATTTACTCCAATTGAATCGTAAAATCTCATTGTGAGCAATTGTTACTACATACGCATAGATAGGGTTGGTAGTACCACATTCTGTTTTATCAATTGTACACTCTTCAAAAATAGTGTACATATGGTCAGTCGGTAAGTCAAAGAACTTGCCTTTAAGTAGTTTGTTAGTAATAACTCCTACTTGTGAAGCTGAAACTGGGAGTGAAGCAGCGTCTTTAATCAACGCTGCTAATCCCTGATTTCTTATTTCAATTTCCTCAAAGCCTTTGCCTTTTCGGTTATTCATCTCATCGTAAAACTTTTTGACATAGAAATTAGTGGCCTCGGTTAGTACAGAAGATAATTCAAAATCTTCGTAACCAGGAGAACCGTAGCTGTCTGAGCGATCAAGCTTTAGTTCTAATTCGTTGGCCATTTCGTTTGCCGTCATTGTTATTTACGTTTTGATAATTCAATTTTTGCTTTAACTCGAAGTTTTACTTCTTGGTTATCTGGGTTAAGTAGGTAGTTGATAACATCAGTTAAATCACCTAATTCTGCACCATTATCAAGAGTGTATCTCTTCTCACCTTTGCGTATAACTGCACCAGCTTCAACAGCTTCTTGTACAAAGATACGCTCATTATATTGTGGGTGTGTCACAATCTCAAGGAAATATTTAGGATTAGATTCCACAATATTTGCAACCTCTGATTTAAGCCACTCTTCAGTAGCAGTAACAGGGATTGTACGTCCGAGAGATTTGATGAACCCAATAGTTGCAGCCTTACTGTTTGTAACCTCGGCGTACTTAACGTAAGCTTGAGCTTTAAGGTCTGCTTCTTCAAGTTTCTTAGAAGTGATTTTGTTTTCGTCTACAATCATAAACTCATACGTTGCTTTGTTTACTCGCTCTTCATAAGAAGGAGAAACTAACATTTTGTTAGAGATTAAGATTAGATACTTTAACATATCTAACGGTAGATTAAGATTTAATGTTGTTCCTTCTTTCGTAAGAATAACACGTCCTCTACGATCACTTCTCCAGAAGTTTTTCTCTACTGGAAGTGTAGGGTTTAAGTCTACACCTAATTCTTTTTCAAAGAACTCTTTTTGAGTCATCCCGTTTGGATGAGACTCCATGTATTTCTGAATCTTCACACGTGTGATATCATCAAGAACTACTTTTACTCCGCCTCCGCGTGTCTCGCTGTTGAGAGGCACTTGGTAGCTTCGTTTTGTTTTGTTGTACATGAACGGGTCTTTTAGACGCTCTTGTCCTTGTACTAATAGGTTACTCCATTTGCCCGATGATTCTACTGGCTTAATCGATACAATGCGATTCTGTAAGAATGAGCCGTATACTGTTTTTTCTTTTGTTGCTGTCTCCATTTTTGCTGTCTTATTATTTAATTCTCTTTAAAAAAAGGGGGGTCTCCGAGGCGTTCAACTCCCAGAGAGTCCCCCTTTCTATAGTAGGTCTTTATTATCTTTCAACAACTAAACGTAAGTCGATTACTTTAGTTGGATCTTCGATCATCAAGCCACCCCATTTTTGGATGTGTACTTCGTAACCATCTACACGAGAAGCTACCATTTTTGGTGAACCTTTACCTGCAGGTGAGAACGGATCACGCATACCAGGGATGTATGCCCAGTTGTAATCTGGAACTCCTTTCGGCTTAACGCGGTAAATACCAGCGTTGTCACCATAGTCAAGAGCTAAGATACGGTGTGATTCTACGATACCTTTTCCATCTGGGTGACGTTGTGGGAAGTATACGTCATCATCGAAGAAATCAACGATTTCAACCATGATAGTAACTCCGTTGTACCACTCGTACACGTTCCACTGTGGCTCCATGAGACCTTTAGTGTTTTTGCCACCAAGGTTACCTGGGTTAGTGTTAGATGTAAGGAATTTATCAGAGATAACTGTAAATTTACCGCTACCAGATTTAGCATTGATTTGCTTAGAGATTTCGATTGCACCGAATTCACCTGTTAATAAGTGGATAGTACGTTTGCCACGCTCAAGTTTACCAACACCCATATCCAACAACAACTCTAAATGCCAATCAAGGTCGTAAGTGTTGTAGTAGTGTACGTTTGAAGGAGCGATTTGATCGAAGAAACCTGCACCAGACTCGATAGCATATTTAGTTTTATCGTCTTTGTTCAAGTATTTGTGATCAGAGGTCCAGTTTTTCTTACCGTACATCAACATACGAGCAAACATTTCTTCTGCTTGGTGGTGAGCTACCAAATCTTGGTAGTTAATCCAAATAGACTCAGTTTGTCCTTTGTAGTTAAAACCGAACTCAAGTGGTTCGTTTTTACCTTTGTTGATTGTGTTACCTGCTACTTCATACTCCATGCGAAGTGTAGAAGGACGGTTTTCCATTCTCCAAGGAGAAGTGAAATAAGGCTTAGCACCTTGGTAAGAAAGTGTTGAAGGAGAAAGAGAGTAGAACTTAGACCAACGTGTACCAATAGCCAATTCCTCAGAAGGAACAGTTTTGTTAGCGTTGTCAGTTACTAATTCAACTTCAAACTTGTAACGAGAACCAGCGTCCATTGCTTTCTTAACCAATAAATGGTAGTCATCAACTTCACCACGAAGAACGTTAGTTTCTTCAAAAAGTGGTTCGTCAAAGATTAAGTAGAAACGCTCACCGTTTGCACCTACGTTTGCTGGGAAAGTACCAGCAGAAATAGTCAAACCGTTAATTGTTTCTGCATCAACTAGAGGCAAGTTTTTGTCGTGTTGACCTTGCAACATCCAGTTGTAGAATCCGTTTTCTTGTTCAACTTCTTTTACTGGGAAGCGATCAACGAATTCACGTAATTTACCTTGAAGATTAGTTTTGTAAATCTCTTTGATTACATTACTAATCAACTGCGGTTTTTGCTGATACAAAGAGTAGAAGTGATTATCAGTCACTAACCCGTTGTAATCTTTAGCCTCATACCGTTGTAGTGGAAGTAATTGAGCCATTGTTTTTTGTTTTTATTTATTAGACGAATTGTGTTATTTCTTATTAAAAGCATTCTCAAGCATAGAAAGTAGACCCTGTGTTTTCTGTGAAGTTTCTACAGAAGTATTACGTCCTACGCCACGTTGTTCTTCAGCTGCAATAACTTTATCAAGTTCGTTGATTGCTGCTGTTTTTGCAACTGTTTTAAGTTTAGAGATATCAGGTTTAAACTTACCTTCTTTATCTAAGTTGAATAAACCTATTGTATCATAGTAATTAATCAACATCTCAAACTCAACAGGGTTGCGTTTTTGTTTGTACATCAAGCTGTTGTACTCTACACCTGTTTCTGGATCCTTATGTACAGGATTCATAATGTTGGCTTTGAGTTTATCTTTGGCAACTTTGTTAAGATTTAAACCATCGATAAAAGCATCACGAGATTCAATGTTTTGCACAAGGCTATCAAACATTTTAGTCTGCGCTTCTAACTCAGCTTTTGTTTTAGTTTCTTTCTCAAGTCTTGCTCCTTCTACTATTTCGTTTGCTTGTTTGCGGAGTTCAGGAATAGCTTTCAAAGATTTCTCTTGTAGCTTATTCATTTGCTCTGCATCGTTAATAGCTTCTATAGCATCTTGATCAGAAAAGTTTTTAGACTTTAGAAGTTCAAAGTAAATCTGTTTTTGGAGATTCACATCTGATTGTACATCTTCAGCCTTAACACTATCAAAGAACTCTAATCGTTGGGCCATTAATATTGCTTGGTCCGTAGCATCAAAAGCATCTTCTATTTCTAGGAAACGCTTCTTTGTTGGGTCTAGATTTCTTTTCCAGTTTTCTTGAGTTTGTTTAACTCC